TCCATATAGTGTGCTAACATTCTAAGTTCTAGACCACTAGCATCTACACCTAACAGAACATTGCCCTCATCAACAACCCAACAAGACCTACACTCTTTACCATAAGGACTATGAACCGATGGAACTTGAGCCATGTTAGGATTTCTATGAGTCATCCTGCCTGTGATAGCACCGTTAGGTATAACAAAGCCATGAACTCTACCATCATCTCTAACAGAACTAACCCATGAATCAACCTGTGCTATTCGTTTCTGTATCAATAAGAAATCTGCTATAAGTTTAGCTTCACGTATATGAGTAACCTCTGATAAAGTTTTCTCATCAACAATAGGCTGACCCGTAGGTGTAAATCTATCAGGCTTCCAACCAAAGTCGATAAGATATTCTCCTATCTGTTTACGAGAACCAAGATTAAAGTCTTGTAATGTTTGTCTCATAAATGGTTCATAGTTCATAGTGTTTAAACACCTTGCATATTCATCATCGGTAAGACCACGCTTAGAAAGATCACCGTCTTTCTTAATGTAAGGAGTAACAAGTTTAGTATCAACCCACTTAGGTTTAAACGTATCATGTACCTCGTCTTCGATCTGTTGTTTCTTTTCTCTTAGCTCTGCCAAAAGAACTAGTGCAGATTGCATGTCAAACTTAAATCCATTTACTTCTTGCTGTTTTATAATACCAGCTACAGACTGTTCTAGTTCAATGCAACCTTTACTAAATCCTTTAGATTCATTACGTAAGTTTTTATACACTAAGGTATTCAACGTAACATCACGGACACAGTAGTCTAACATTTCATTAGAATAATTTAAGTAATCTTCAAACTCAATCTTAGATAGTCCAAGTCTAAAGCCCCAACTTTCTAGGCTATGTCCACCGTCCCTGTTAGGATTGAATAGCCTTGATAATACAAGAGTATCTATTACTTCTTTATTGCTGAGATCAACACCTCCAAACTTTTGAACCATTGGAATATCAAAACCAATGATGTTATGTCCAATGAGCCTGTCTGCTGTTGCAAGAAACTTATACCCTTCTTCTAATTTATGAGGAGGGAATTTAAATATCTCACCTGTCTCTGCATCTTGAGCTACAATACAATGTACAAGTGTTGCTTGTAAATCGTCTGTCTCAATATCAAATACTAAATCCATAATTAAAATGCCTCGTCTGCTGACGGGTCAAACTCTATGTCCTCATCCGTTAGCTCTGTTAATCTCCCTGTTTCTGCATCATAGATAACTCTAGCTGCCATACCTACATCACCTGTGTATCTTGATTTAAGTACACGTAGTCTTGTAGTTCTAGCCTCATCGGGGTCATCTGATTGTTGATTACGTTCTAATGCAATTACACAATCTGATAACTGACCAATACTATTAGAGCCACGTAGATGAGAGAGACTTACTTCAATACCATTCTCATGTCCTTTGTTTCCATCGACACGTCTAAGATGTGATACAAGTATAATCCCTGCACCTGTCTCTTCAACTAAACTTCTAAGTCTAGTCATAATAGTATCAATGGCTCGTCTCTCATCACCTTCATGTACTGCACTCACCAACATGTGCAAGTGATCTACTACTACCCACTTACAGTCGCAACCAATAATCATAAAGCGAAGCTTGGTAAAGATATCATCAATGTCGTTAGTGCCAAAGTGTGAGTGAACCCATACTCTGTTTTTATTCTCACCATCATACAAGATGTCAAACATCTTATCAAGTTCTTCTTTAGAAAACTTCTCACGTTCTTGGTCAATGTATAACCTAGCGTTAGCTTCAATGGAAAGGATACCATCAATGGTACGTCTCCAGTCTTCTTCTAATGCGATGATACCTACGTTGTCCTGTGTTTGTTTTACAAGCCAATGCTCTATCTCTCTGGTTACACTAGACTTACCTAGTCCTGTCCCACCTGTAAGAGTTACAAGCTCACCCTGTCTTAAGCCATACAGCTTTTTGTTTAGTCCTTCATAAGGATATGGGATGCTTTGTTTCTTCTCACGATTATGAAACTTCTCACGTTGCTCTGTAACATTTATGACACCTGATGGTGTATAAACTTTACTAGCCCACCACGCTTCAACAAAATCTTTATGTCTGTTGTCACGTAACATTTCATTAGGGTCTTTGAACCCATTGGGAAGTGTGAGTATCCTAGCCTTGCCGGGTTTAAACAACCTCGCAACTTTAACTGATGCTTCTTTACCTGCCTTGTCATTATCAAAGGCAACGATAACATTTTCAAAGTCATCAAAGAACTCTAGGCTTTCTTTAATATCTCTGACTGCTCCTTGTGCACCACGCTTGATGGATACCACAGCCCACTTACTACCAAGTAGTTCGTAAGCTGACATGGCATCACACTCCCCTTCGGTTATGGTGACATACTTGCCACCCTTAAACAACTGCTGACCAAACAATCCTGTCTCATTGTAAGAACCATTGACAAAGAAATCTTTCTTCTCAACGTTCCTAACTTTGGTAGCAGAAATCTCGTGTCCATTATAATATGGATACATATGTTTAGTAACCTTACCTTGTAGATCATGAACTACTTTTACACCATACTTTTTAGCAGTACCTTGAGAGATACGTCTATCAGTTAGTGCAGAGAAAGTACCTGTATCTAAGTTATCAGGTTGTTTAAACGTTGTTTGATTTGTTGTTGTTTGTTGTACCATATCTTTTCCTTCACATGAATTATTATAGTTAGGCATAAATTCTCCACAACTGAAACACTTTGCCGAGCCATCTGCATTTATTCCTACAGCATCGCTACTATTACAAAGTGGACATGGTTGATGTAACTTATCCCAAGTTTTGTTTTCCATATTAGCCCTCACTAATGGTTATTATTTATCTGACTTTTTTACTACCTTTGATTCATCCTCAATAGTATCAGGGTCATCGCCAACAAACTGTCCCTTCTCATTACGAGCAGATTCTGTTTCAACGATTGCCTCATCTCTATCTTTAAGCAACTCTTCTAAGTTAGCACGATGTGTACGACTTGCAAAGTCTAAAGCTTCTATGATAACTTGTAAGTTACCTACTTTCTGTACGATAACAGTAGCCTCTTGCTTTACTTTGTCGTCATCAATGTTGTTCACATCAAACGATGTGTTACCATCATCATTATTAATAGTAATAATCATAATTAAAACTCCTCGTTATCTGTATCAGCCTCAGTATATTCTACTAAGTTATTAACTTTAACAGCTATCAACTCAGCAAACGTACCATACTTTCCTGTGTAAGGTTTAATCTTTACCTTAACATCAGAACCATTACCAACAGAAACATCCATTGGATTACCGTCAACATCAACTAACTTAGGTGCAGTGTTTGTTCTACCAGCAACCTCAACTTTCCTACTAAAAGAGAACGCAGGTTCTTCATACTTGAAGTTACCAGCTCTATCCTTTACTTGAGAAAGCCCAACAGATTCTAATCTCTCTGCTGTTTCTTTATCAGTCAACACGGTGATTTGATATTTAGGGTCACCGAACCTAGTGTTAGGCGTAGTGACGTTTGCCCACATTGCCTTTCCTTCTACATACTCATACATAAGTTTCCTCCTTTGTTGTATTAAGTGTGTGCATTATAACATATTTTAATAAAAAAGTACAGTAGTTTTGTAAATTAATTTTGAGTGTGTTTAAACGAAATCGGTTCTTATTGCACAAAGCACCGAAAACTTGCTCGACCAAAGTCGAATACCACGGACTAAAGGAAGTTACATTTGAGGGCTGTCCCATAGTATACTTAATCAAGAGTTCTAATTGATTCTAGTATCTCCTCCCAAAAGGTAAGAGGTGTACTAGATAATGTTACCTTGAATGTATCATCTAACTTTTCAACAACATGCCCAATGTTTAAGTTGTTTACTGTTAGGTACTCACCAAATTTTCTATACTCATCACGAGTTAGAATTTCTGTATGGTACTGTTCTCTTTCTTTTAAATACATAAGGTGCCATTATAACATGGATAGAAACTCTTGTCAATACTTAATTTCAAAATGTTTAAACAGCTTCCTGTGCTGTCCACCATATAGGCTTAGTTCTATTTCGTTCCCATTTGGCATAGTGTTTTTCGTTAATGCAGTAATCACGATAAGCAATAATAGCATCCTCATTCTTATACTCCTCAGGCATAGCCTGTGCTAGTGGGGTAAGACTTGTATGTTTAATGTTGTCAGGCATCTTACTTAACGGTTCTTCTAGCTTGACCACACTTGCATGTTTCCTACCATACCTGTACTCATACTCAAGTCCTAATGCTAGGAAGTGTTTGTATAACCACGAGTAGTTAGAGCTAGATTCTCTAGCCCATATAGTACATGGGTGATTCCAGTATGCACGTTTGTAAAGTCCATTAGCGTCTGCATACTCATCACCATCTAGTTCTCGGTGTGCTGTACATAACATCTGTGCTGTTTCCAGTGGCATCTTCACTAGCATTTTATCTGGCTGTGCTTCTGCTGATATAGTCGGACACTCATCAAAATAAAATATGTTCACTACTCATCCTCAATCTGAAACACTTCATTAACATGACAAAGAATATCTGCTAATGCATGTGCTTCTTTGATATCCATACCACCATACTCAAACAAACCATTGACTCCCCACTTGGCTAGTTTGTATTCTTCCTTAATCCATTTAAGTCTAGACTCAGGAACTTTAATTGTTATCATCTTCTCTTTCATTTACCTTGCCCTCGATATTGTTTAAACGATGCCTTCTTATTTTTATTCATGGTAGAGAAGGCAACATTACCTCTACCTTGACTTGTCTTTTTACCCCTGCCTTGTGTAGCAGAAGCATATGTACTCTTAGTCCATGTCTTCGCCATACCTATTCTCCTCTATCGTTGCTCTGCGTTTGTCTCTGTACTCTGTAACCCTTCGACCATCAGCATAGTCTGTGGTTTGTTTATACCATAACCCATCTTTAAACCTAGTGTCAATAGCTATGATTTGTTTAGCTTGTTTTTCTAATTCAAGTATTTGTCTTTGCTGTTCAACAGCTTCATCATGCTGTGTCATTTTGTTCCCTCTCTTTTTTAAGTTCCATTAACTCATCCCATTTGTAAAACTTCTTAGTCTCTGCATCCCAAAAGTTTCCACGCTGTGCATTAGATGGTACATGTGGTTCTATCTTCTCATCATCAACCAAGTACATATACAAAGTTGTCATTGATAAAACTAAAACTACACCCACTACTGCTAACATAAATTCCATAACTAACCTCCTGTTATATAGCCTTTGTAAAATTACTAGAGCTTATGATCTGTTTAAACGATACCCCTAATAGTTTATGGATTCTATCCTCAAACAAACTAACGTGCCTAAGTATTTCTTCTTGTTCTTTAGGTGTAAAGTTTTTAAAGTCCTCATCCATATGAACATTAGGGTCATCAAACAATCTCATTAGGTAATCTGATACCTGATGTTTAGCATAAGTCTTAGCTGTTACTTTTTGATTTTGATATTGAATCATATTCTTCCTCCATTTTTTTAACATCCTTATCCACTAGATAATCAAACTCATTAGGTCTTGTACCTTTTAAAGGTTGATTATTATAATGATTATCTATTAGTTCTTTAATATAATCTCTCAATTCTTTTCTCCTTTATTAAAATAATTTAAATAATAATTAATATATATTTTGTTAAATGCTTTGTTAATTTTAGTAGAGTATAACATACTTTTAATTAAAAAGCAAATCATGTTACAAATTAAAATCAACAACGTCATCAATCGATACGCTGATAGCCTTAGTAATAAACTCTTCAACGTAATCATAGATTGCATCCTCAGTTATGTCTTCAGGACTATCACCTGCTAACACATCTTCATAAATTATATCAACAAACTTATTACGTTGGTTGGTTGATAACCTTGCAAGAATTTCAAAGTCTCTTGCACATACCTCATCAACAATCTGATAGATACTTGGTTCATTAATTGTACTCATCATTTACCTCCTTTATTATTTGATCAAGAGCCTCATCAAAAAAGATTGGTTCTTTACCTAGTTGTCCTCTAATAACATAAGCAACAGCATCTCTGCCCTGCTCATTGTGAAGTTGTTTAAACAGTCCCTCACTTAATCCTGCATCCCCCATTGCAATATAGATATCGTCTCTTGTATCGCAATAAGTATTATACACTCTACTCATATCATTCCTCCTTTAAAATTAGGTGGTAGTTTTTTAGTTCCGAAGATAACTACCAACTCCTCCAACAGCAACATAACTATCGGTTTTTATAGTGCCTGTCAACACTTTAAATGATTAGGTGGCATTTTGATTCTACCTACTAATAACTTTCACATTGTTTTAGTAGCATAATAGACATACTCGATTGTGATATCTTCCAGTCTACACTCTTCCTCAATCAAGGGTATTAGCCTTGTCCTTTCCTAATCAAGTGCTAGTTTTTTTGGCATGGACTACTAGCAAACCACCTACCTTTATATATTTTATAGTAGCTATTAGTATGTTACGCTACTTCTTGTCCTTCTTTACTCGGACAAATTTGTAGTTAGTGCATGGTGGTATAGTACTCATTTACTTTTATCCTTAACCTCAATACATTCCAATCTACTAACAACTTAATGTCTTCAATCTCATACAGAAAGGATTTTACAAAGGCTCACTCCCAACTACAAAATCTATTTAACCATACGAATGTTACATTTGTGTTACAGTTGTGTAACAATTGTGTAACAATTAAATAAGTTCATTGTAACTTCCGTCATAAAAAGCTTCTCTCTCTGCCCACTTTAAATCAGGTAAACAATTATAGAAACATCCGTCCTCTTCTATAACCCTACCATCTTTCAAAGTGATGTTTAATTTAGCCCACTTACCACACTCTACCTCTTCGATATCACTCGGTATAAAGTTATTAGCGTTAGCTATCTCATCTATATCAAAGGTTATCGTGTGATCGTAGGTCATCTCAACGTATCGTATGTTTGTTATATCGTTATCCATATCTTACTCCGTTTAAACGTTCTCAATATAATCGAGAGCTATTTGTATTTGATTTAGAATATGTTCTATATCTTTTTGTAATTCCTCTAGGTTTATCTCACTGCTTTGGTTTACTGCAACATCATCCAGCAGACAAGCTGTTGATATGTCAGCTTCTCTCAAAGCATCATAACAGTTTTCTTTACTATAGAATTTCATACGTCCTCCTTATAATTTGTTTGTAAATTCTGTAACCATTTCTTCCCACTTGTCAGTCGTCTCCCTCAACCCTATCAAGTTGTCTAAGTTTGTAGTATAATCGCATACTCTTTCTACTCCGTCATTCCAGTTAGACCACAGTATCCACCCCTCATAGTAGTCTCCGTTGTCTTCCTCTTCCTCACTCTTCCATATCTCATGGTCGAACTTGACCTTACCTACTGCATTGTTTAAACGTTCTGCTTGTTCTTTGGTAAAGAAAAAGATATGACCCTCATCAAGATTGTCCAAGCCTACGTACTCATCCTCAGGTTTCTGATTGCATAACAAGTCTAAGTCCTGCGTTGGGTGTTGGAAAAAATACTCACTCGTAAATTCATAACCCTCGCCACAGTCGATACCATAATAGTATCCTCTCTTAACTGCCTCACCCACTATTGTTTGTAATAATCCTTTCATAATATAACTCCTTTATTTATTTATTGTTTCAATATACACGAATCCAAAAAAATGTCAAGCACTTTTTCAATTATTTTTCATAGCGTTTAAACTTCATAGTCTTCGTGTATCTTTATCTTATCTTCATAAAAATATACAACTGCTACACATCCTTTTGTGGGGCTATCATGTATTGATAAATCCACATCATAAAATTCTGCATCTAGTCTATCGCATAACTCATGCATTGTTAATTTATCTATAGTCATTTTACAACCTCCTCCTTTTCAAAATGAATCCAGTCTACTCTTGACCCTGCATTATTCGGAGAGTGTTTAAACGTAGCTGTAATTTTATTCGTCAATCTTTTCCCTCTCTTATTAATAGGGTGTCCATCACTGTCGAATGTATACTTGCTTACTCTTTTTATTTTCATATTAATAGTCCTCAATTTTTATTTTTTAATTGAACCACAATTTGATTCGCTTGTCAATACCTAAATTAAAAATAATTAAATTAATTTTTCCTATCATAAATTATATAATCTGTCAAGGATTATTTTTTCCTATCACACATTTTATTTTTTGTCAACCCCTGTTTAAACACCTCCAATTTTATTTTTAAATTGTAATTAAATGACTGCGTTTAAACACCCTCTCTCGTCTCCTCTCGTCCACTCTAAGAGCTTGTAAATTTTTAAACGACTTCAGCCCTTGATCCAGTTATCAAAGGCTTAGAAGTCTTTAGAATTTAAACGTTATTCAAACCATATTGCAACACCTGTCCTAATTATAATATAAATTATAGTGATAATACAAGGCATTATGTTTAAACGTCCTCCTCTATAACTGATTCAGTAATGATGTAGCCCCATTTTTCTGCTAACTTTTCTAGGTTGGGATAGCATACCTCATAATACTCTTCATCTTTAAAGGTCGCTATCTCTTCTGCAAAACTTCCGTTCTTACTTTCAATATATACTCTTATCATGTTTAAACGCCCTCCCATTTTAAAATCTTCCTAACTAATTTATAGTTTGGCTTACAATTTATTTTACTGACCTCAACGACTGTCATATTTACAGGGTAAGGAACTTTGATACCTAACATTTTAAATATAATTAGATATAATATTTTTATATACATCATGTTTAAACTACCTCCGATAATTTAGTTTCTAAATAAGTTTCTAATTGCTCAAGCTCTCGTCTCTCTTTACTGTGAAAGGCTACCTCCTCACCATGCTTGAAAAACTCTAAGCCCTCTAGCTCTGCATCATGGTCTGCAATCTCTTGCTCTGTCATGCTGTCTAAAATTCTTAAACGTTTATCAACCTTTGACCACCTTGTATTGGTTGCCTTGATTAAATAATTTATCTCTCCGTTTGTAAGTTGTAAAGTTTTCATAGCGTTTAAACACCTCCATTGATTAGTAATGCTATTAATATAAGTACTGCTAGAGGTTTGAGAATAAACCAACTCACCCACTCAAGCCCTTGCATCCTTGCTAAGTCTTGTTTAAATAGTCTCGTCTCTTCTCTCCAACCTCTGAAAGGTACACCAAATATTTTTTTAGTCGTCATGTTTAAACGCCTCCTATTTGTTTAAGTCTGTTAATATGTACTCGCCATTTTTAATCTTGGCTCGTGTCTCTGCAATACCTTCACCTAGAAATTCATTACGATATTTTCCAGTCGTTACAGAGTAGTCCCAAAAATATTCATCAAGATATATTTTACCCTGTGATCTCTTAGCTATGATACTTCTATAGCTTTGGAAGTAATCATTATTATTATCATCAGTAATAATGAATTGATTTGCAACCTTGTTGCCCCTTGCACTTGTCATGTTTTTTACTTTCATTTTGTAACCTCCTTAAGGTTTTATTAGTTTGTATATTGAATCATAATATTAAATGATTGTCAATAGTTTCTACCACCTAAAGCCCCAGTTAAGGAGCTTATTATTGGTGGTGTTAGTCTAGCTTAGTTCTACTTCCTCGCCCTCGAATATGTCTAACTCTTCTAGCGTTTCAGTTAAAGTATCTTTTATATTCATAATAGTTTCCTATAAAATGGGGGCGTTTAAACACCCCCTAGTTAATTAAGCTAGTTCTAGCTCTCCATCATCACAAGCTAAGCAACTATGATATCTCATTTGCTCAACATTCTTTTTACTAGTTCTGAATGAGAACCCACATTCCTCATTATTACAAGCAACTTTGAGATTTCTCACGTTCTGTTTCTTGGTGTTGTTAATCCCAACTTTAGCATGTGGATATTCTCCAATCGTTGCAATGATGTTCTTGATTGTCTTGCCTAGCTTCTCACCAGCTTCAGCATATCGCATATGAGTATTGCCATCTAATCCAACAGCTAAGCAAATCTTTTTGAAAGCTGCACCGTGTCCATTCTGACAATCGTCAACAGCGTGAGCCATTTCATGAGCCAACGTATCAATGGCTTCAAAAGAATCGTCCACCGTTGGAACAATTCTAATCTCATTAATAAGAGCTTCACTTGATGAACGAGAGGAACATTGTCCCATAGTCTTTTTATTTGATGCTCTAGTCCCAACAATCCAAGAACAAGAAACGTTTATTTTGGGACACTCTTGCCCGTTAGGTTTAAACGCTATCTCATTCAGCAATGAATAAGCACGTTGTAAGTACTCTTCTCTAGTTTTATATTTTTGCATTTTTATTTACTCCTATAAATAATTAAAATTACCACTCAAGGCGTTCAATTAAAATCTCTTTGAATGTTTCCATTTTGACAATCTCAATAGGGGTAACATACTTTTTAAGACGAGGGTTATTAAACTCTCTATTAATACGCCAGTAAACCTTTCTGAGTACTTCACTATCTAAGTTACTCCAAGCATCTTTGCATCTTAGTCTTTGTTTAATTTCATTTGTCATATTTTTCACCTTTTGGTTATGCCCCTAATAAAGGGCGTTATTTAAGTCTCATAATTAAACCACTTATTCAAGATGAATACAAGCGAATCAGAGTAAATAACGCAACTATTTTACCTGTGGATAAGTTGTGGATAACTATAGGCTAAAATCGAGCTTAGAGAAAATAGGTACTAAACCTTAAGAATATTAGATAATGCCTTAGACGAGAGCTGAGAGCCTTGTATAAGGTGTCGAGGTTATAGCGTGTTTCAGAGTAGATTAATTATAATTATTATTCAATATACATAACTTTTAGTTATATTAACTAGAAAATGACTTTGAAAAGGCGTTGTAATTATAGAACAACTGTCGCATTTATAGAGTCACTTTGAAATGGCGTTGCCCGTTGTAGAGTGCGTTTAAACGGGGCATCTGTCCCATTATATAAAACTTTGAAATCCCGTTTAATGCTGAACGTAGTGAAGGTTATAGAGAAAGTTGTAGAGGTTATAGAGTATGTTAAGGGTAGGCAGGAGGTACAGGGG